TCTTGCCATTTTTGTGGATTGTCTTTTTGCTGACGGTGTAACCCTCGCGCTTTAGGTCTAGAATCCTTGCGGCCAGGCGTAAGCACCCGCAACCCAAATACGCGTCAAGCGGCGTAATCCATTTCCGCTTTCCTTCCTTTAGCACCCACTCGGTCTGTGTCATCTTGCAGCCATCCATAGTCCGACATTAGAAAAGGCATAACCTAGAAACGCTATGCCCAGCCCCTGTTTACCCTCCAGCAAAAGACTTACTCCGACCACAAGGTAAACAAACCCTATCGCGGCTATCAGCCACGCCGCCACTCAAGCCACCCTGAGAGTATTACTACCCCGATTAGAAACAATGTAAATTTAAGTGCGCTCATGGCTGTAAAACTAATGGCTAGTGATTCGCTCATACCGTTCTTCTCCTCGTTTCATGGTTTCCCAAAACAACTCATAAAAGTGTTCAGCGTTTTCTGTGTCGTTTGCCATCTCCTGCCGTAGAGCATCTTCTAGCAGGATGAGTTGTATTAACGCTTGTTCTAACACCGCAATTTTTATCATGTTGTCGTAGATCATTCCATTTCCTTGGCGACCGCTGCTAGGAACTGATGAATCTTTTCTAGCATCTCGTCCATTTCTGCCTGCTTGGGTTCAAACCGCACAATAAACAACTGCTTGGATTCCGAAACACGGTCATCAAAACTTACAAAGTCCACCCACTTCCTGCCGGTGCAGGCAAGCTGGCACATCATTTGTCGCTTGTACTGTGTTGGGGGTTTTTGATCGTGTCTATAACGCAAATGTGTTGACGATCTCGGGCACTTGATTTCGATGAGCCCGTCATCCCCGACCAATCCGTCAGGAGAAGCGCCAAAGTACGCGATTGTTGGGTGGAGCCAGAATCCCGTCTGGCTGACAAAAGTCCCGGTGTGGGCCTCGTATGCTGCTCGGGCGATGGGTTCCTTTTCGGTTCCTCTGAGCATATCGGAGTTGGTGTAGGACTCCTCTTGCTGGCCGGTTTCACGCTCTGCGACTAACTGCCAAAAGTAGTTTTGGTATGCCGCCGTTGTCTCGGCAGCGCACATATCATTGGCTCGTGATGCTGTCCCGCATCCCAGTCGAGCCTTGTGCCATTCTTCGGACCCCTGCTGTATTTCTCTCGAGTTCACGACCTAATCTCCTCTTTGCGCTAATGAGTTCCGCTTCAAGCCGGTCAACGGAAATCCTCAGTCTTTGCGCTACATTGTGTTTTCGGTGGTACGGATACTGTATGTATACTGCCTTCAAAACCCGCCTGCTTATATCAGGGAGAACCCTAATTGCATTTTCTATAATTTGCCCGTCCAGAATGTCGGGTTCGTACTTGGGATCTTCGCCCTCAAAAACATCGTCTGATTCGTAGCTGCCTTCAGCGGAAGCGCATCTGGTGGGAACCTCTGGACCGAGGTGTCCCCACATACAGTAAAAAGCCCAGTTTCTTAGTCGGTCTTCCGAAACCATAGATCGTAGAGGTCGGGGCGGTGTGCCTTTATAACAGGTTTCGCGGATTCTATAAGATTTGTTGCGTCAAATCCACAAGTCTGGCTACCAACGTGGTGGACATAGGCCCGGCTTACAAAGTGTCGTTTCCCCGCCTTTTGCATATCCAGGCATTGCACATCGTCCGAGTACCAATTCAGGGGCAGGAAGTCGATCCAGTCGGATTTGTGGATATAGGCGCAGATTGGGGCAATGATGTCCGTCTCTAGGATCTTGTGCTCGCTGGCGTACTTGAACCACTCCATCCTGCCCTCGCCTAGTCGGATATTTTGGTATCCTCTTGCGTAGTCGCTTCGGCATGCGACCCAGCCGAGGGGGATATTTTCACTTCTGAGAGCCGAAACATCCTCGGCAAGCGTCTGCCAGGTGTATGGGGTGAACACGATGTCATCGTTGCAAACCACCACCTCGTCCACCTCCTCGAAGGCCCGTTTTACCACGGTGTTATAAGCGTCACCAAAATTACTCGCTTCATTGAGTAAACTTACCGTCCTGTGCCTAGGCAAGATCAACTGGCTCCCCATCAAGTAGACGGTCACATCTCTCGGGACATATTCGGTAATGCTTGCGGCCAGGGTCACTATGCACTTGGCATTTACCGTGGCTATTGCGATGGCTTGCATAGCTCTAAAACCTCCTCTAAAAGCTCTTGTTCTGTAAACCCGTAATGCTTTGGGAAACCCTTGGTCCCTAGTCCATGAACTCCAGTTTTGCCTCTATGGTGCTCGGGGCAGAGAGGAATCGCATGGTAATGACTACTGCGGCCCCATCCCTGTCCTGCGCGGAGGTGGTGGATTTCAGCAGGTGTTCCAGGGTATCCCAATCGCTTGCAGACAATACAACCGAGTTCTGCGACTCGTGACAAATGCTGCTTCTCATCTTTGGTCACTCAACCTTACCTCGTGCTCAATAGCCCAATGTGTGACTTTATCTACATATTCAGAAAACTGCTCTAGCGTCATTTTCGAGGAGCTCGGCGGGCTAACGTGCAGGCTTCCGTCTGGTAGTTCTTGCACCTGATCTGGCAAAAACAATTGTTTGAAATAAACGTGCCAGATACTTGGCTCATACGCTTTGCCATGCACGACCTGTACTGAAATGTCTGACAATATCGCCCAGTACAGACGATTTTGTTCTAAAGACCGTTTGGCAGGTTTAACCTCTATAACATGACCATCAGGTGCAGAATCCACCATCTGATGTGCGAGCTCTCGGTTGTATTTTGTGAGAATCATGCAGCCTTGATACTTTTCTGCATAACCGCTGCTCTAAACTCAGGAAAGGTTCTGTAAGCAGATGGGTCTAAACCGAGTTCTTTTCCTTTGGCTTCGATTCCGCTTGCGGTTTCGTGCCATGGTTTCTCGTTTACGACACCGACTAACTTTACTTCTGTCTCGTCATTCCAGCGGTGGCCGCGCAGCCAAGAGCCGGGCAAAGGAATAAAACCACGCAACCAGGCATCTGACTGCGACTGTTTTGTAATTGCGGTTATAAGAACAGACAAACTCGGTCTAGCAAGAATTGTCTGTTGCCAGGCTTTTTTAGCGTCTGGGCGATTTTGTTTTTTAGGGTAAGCATCCCAAAACTCAGAAAACAATTTGAGATCATCTGAGTGTTTTTGTAATTCTTTTTGTATAGCTGTAATGGCTTTTTCTCGCTTTGCTTCCCAGCGTTCACGATCTGCCTTTGGATATACCTCAAGGTATCTTTTTAACTTCTCAAGTAGTTCTGTGCTCATGCCGCCCATTGTCGCGCAAGTTATAGTCTTTTCTACCTAGCATTTACCCTACCTGTCACCCAAACTGCCCCCTACCCCAAACAGAGTATGAGACAGGCTAGGCGTCACCCCCGGTCTGTGCCGGACTCCCATGCTACGGACTAAAACCGTATACCCTCGACTTGGGAGTGCTGCCAGTCGCAGGATTCTTGCGGATTTGCACCGGCTCACAAACTTCGTGGCTTACCTGTACCCTTTTCTTCCGCGCTGCCGGGTTAGGCCCTTGCTGTCGTGCGGAGTACGGTCGGAAAATAAAAAACCCCTTAGTGAGACTTGGGCTTGACAGGCCAGCACCCGACACAGGTGAAGTGCATAACAAGCCTCACTAAGAGGTTCTTTCCTGTGTCAATGTGCCGGTTCGTCACTTCCGACACCGCTAAGATACCACAAAATCAGTTTAGTTCAACAATTTTTACTTGCCAGCCATCTTTGAGCTTACCCCAACCGTGGACCTGCACTTTCCAGCCTGACCGCACCATTTCTGAATAATAATCATTCTCAACTATCTTCTTCTGCCGCGCCGCAACATTCCCTCGGCTAGTAGTCTGGACGGCTATCGTTTCCCCGTTTCCGATAGCCAAAATATCTATACATCCGTACAGGTCCTGTCGGATACGGGCAAAGTGGTTCCAATGCTCCACTATCCAGGGTTTATAACCTTGGTCCCGTAGAAGTTTCAGGGATCGTTGGGTGGGGCTCATGTTGCGTTTATACAACTAAGTGTAACCCCTAGTCAATTTTCTTATATTCCACTTGCAATCTTATACAGGTGATATAAGATTCTTACATGGCATCCCGCCATGATCCTGAGGAGGACGCAAAATGAACAAAAACGAAACCAAGGCTGTTAGTCAACTTGAAGTTATGTGGCGTTTAGGTGGGTACGAACAAAATGTAGCGCAGGGATTATCTGCACTTATTCGCGCAGCTCGTACTAACAAAAGCCGTAATAATCTTCTTGCATTTGCAGAAGCATGGAATATCAATAACAACCCACATTTTATTATCTGAGGAGAATCACCATGAAGAAAGCAATCATCACATTACTAGCCGGTATGTCGTTTGCAACCGCTGCCTGGGCCTGCACGACAAATACTTACTTTATCAATGGCAAGATGGTCGTATGCACTACCTGCTGCTTTGGGAATAACTGCACGACAAACTGTTTCTGATCCTGAGGAGGACGCAAATGTTTGCACCATTTAACCCCGACTACATTCCGAGCAAGGAAATAATTGAGTTGCAAGACGAACTCACCAAGGTCGAGGAGCGCATGGATTATCTAGAGTACCTAGACCGCGAATGGAATACAGACGAGGAACTAGAGTACGAAGATTTAGAGAAGCAGCAGAAAGAAATCAAAATCAGTATGGAGGCGGCAAATGAGAGGAGATGAACACCACCAGCAGCAGTTAGAGCGCCAAGAGTGGGAACACGATGTAGAAATGAATCACGCTAGGTTTGTGGGCGCTGTCCAGTTTATTAGGGATAACGCTCGTGGCGAGCGCGATATACAAGATGCTATAAAACATCTGATGCAGTTGCTTGAAGAATATGAACAACTTAATAGGAGGGTCGCATGAATACAGGAATCGTCAATATCAAGGGCAAGGACTACCAGACAGTAGCCCTGCGGGTGCAGAAGTTGCGCGAGCAACACCCAGACTGGTCGTTGACTTCTGAAATTTTATTTCGGGACGCAGATTGCGTAGTTGTAAAGTCCATTATTGCAGACGAAACTGGACGCATCATAGCAACAGGTCACGCAGAGGAATATCGCAACGCCAGCCAGATTAACTCTACAAGCGCACTAGAAAATGCAGAGACTTCGGCTCACGGTCGCAGTCTTGCGGCCGCTGGTCTTGGGGGAATGGAATTTGCCTCTGCCAACGAAGTCCAAAACGCCATTCACCAGCAGTCCAACCCAGAAAAATTTATTAAACAAATCGAGGAGAGTAAAAATGTCGAGGAACTCAAGAAAAACTTTAGTGCTGCCTTTGCAGCAGCGAAATCCGATGCAACAGCAATTGCTGAAATCACCATCGCCAAAGACAAACGCAAGCGAGAATTGGCAGGGTGATCTGTGGCTCTTCCCCGCATTTCTGGGGATGCTTTATCTTGTCCTGATGATGGTGGCGCTATGAAAGATCCCATCACCGAAGAAGAACGCCAACGAATTCAAGTGTTGGCCGAAAAGATAAACGAGGTTCAAGGGACAAAGAAATTAAAGCGGCCACATCATCTTTCCGCTGCTCAGATTGGACTGTTGCTTGCCTATTACAAAAACCCATCTCATCGTAATGTTCTCAGACAGGGAAACAAAACCTACTGGTCTTTACGGGACAGAAAATTGATTGAGCCGATGGGTACGCTGCCCCCGCTTCGGTATCGCGTGACGGAAGAAGGTTTGGCTGTTCTCCGAAGATTGGAGGCGATATGACAGACCGTGAAGAAGTATTAGAAAAAATGCTTCGTAGTCTTTCAAGAGAACTTGACAGAACTATGTCTTGCCTTAAAACAATGTTTTCTGAACTACAAGAACTTGTAGAAGAAAACGAAGACCTGCGTAGCCAACTAGCCAAACAAGAAAAAGAGATAAGTTGTCCGCCATGCAACGGTGACTGCAACGAAGGCCGTGACTGCCCTGCCCGTAAGCGTGAATGGGTTGGGCTAACGGATGAGGAAGTTGGTATGTTGACTGTGGCTGATGGGTTGCACGATGTTGAAGTGCCAATTCTTGCTGACCTTATCCGTGCTGTTGAAGCCAAACTAAAGGAGAAGAACACATGAATAGTGTGGAGGCAGTAACTGAAGACATAGTATTGAAGGTTAGGATTGCTAGTTTTTACGAACTTCATCCTGACGCACGAGGAGAAATAGTTGAAAAGGTTTCTGAGTTGATGGCGGATCTTGGCAAAAAACATAACTTTTTGGTGTGGCGCACAAAAATGGATTGGATTGAAAGGAACACATGACTCCGCTGGAATGGTTTTTAATTGGAGCCGTTATAACGTTTATTATTTTTTCTTGAGGAGAAGAATAGTGTATGAGAGCGACCATGTGGTTACGATACTTAGGTGTGGCACTCAGCTACAGCGTGAGATGGCTAAAACATTCAACCCGGATCGAGACGCCATCGTTGCGCTATGTCAAGAGGTCCAGAACGCGAGCAACGGACTTTACAAGTGGGCACGAGGAATACAGGAGGACGACAATGGGCAGACTTGAAGATCCAAACTTTCGGTATATACCCAAGGCTGAGTCGGAAAAGCCTGGGTACTTGGAAAAGAGGATGAAGGTTTACAGGGAGCTGGTTCGTGCAGAAAGTGAAAGATTACATCCTGACCCGCAAAAAGCCGGTGACAGTCGAGGAGTTGACCAAAAGGTTCCTGGTAAGTCAGACAACGGTGTACAAGGCCATAAACTCGCTGTTGTCCGAGGGAAGGCTTAAACGTGTTAGAAGAAACGGCAAAACCTATTTTCAACCCAACCCTGAAGGAAATCGAGCAGGCAGCGGCCAAGGTTCTAGGGGAAAGTCATTGTTTCTCCTGCAACTCGTGGAAGCGGTCAGAGCTCGGCAAGCGGGTGAAGAGAGGTAAAACTACACAATGGAGGTGTTTTTTGTGTCTGAAGAAATTGCGGTTCTAGTATTTATTATTGGCTGGTCCTATGGGGCTTATAAACTTTGGAAGGAGAAAGAATGAAAACAACGGACAGGATTTACGAACTGGTGGCGGCATCTACGGAGCCCGTCACGCTTGCCCAGATACAAAAGAACCTAGAGCTCGCAGCAGGGGTTGTCTCGGGGTCGCTTGCCAGCCTATGCCGGTCCCAAAGACTGATGCGCGAAAAGCGCGAGGTCACCAACGACAACGGACCAAAAATGAGGTGGGTCTACTGGGCGAAAAAAAATACTGAATAGGTCTTGTATTTTTGCAAAAAATAGATTAGCATTTTTTGCGGATAAGTGCGTCCTCCTCACGCCTATCCTTCAAGCCCCCTCGGACCCCCGGCTCATAAGGCTGGGG